GGTGAGGCCGAACAGCTTCAACGCTTCGTATCGCTGATCGGGATCCTGCATGTTGAGCATGTTCAGTGACGACGCATGCTCTACAGCCGCACGCATGCCGAGGCTGGTCTTCGGCGTGGTTGCGCCGTCCTCGACCACGATGCTGTAGCTCCCCTGCAGCTGTGTCCGCTGGAATGCCTTGAAGATCCACGTCCGTGCGGGCGTGAACACCTGCTTCAGCCGCTCTTCGGGACCGAACTCGCGTTCGAGTTCAATGGCGAAGTGGAACCAATCCTTGTAGGCATCGCCACGGCTGCGGAAGGCGAACGAGAACCGCGCCTGCGACCGCTCGATCAACGCCTGGATAGCCGAGAACGCTTCGACGCCCGAGGGCTTCTGGCCCTTCATGATGTCGTAGGTTCCGGCAAGCTCTTCGATGTCCTTCAGATACTGCTCACGGAGCGCCATGATAGACGCATCGATAGGAATGCCCGGCTCCCTGTGCGGCACAGCGTTCGTACCACTCACAGTGAGCGGATCCCACTCGATAACGAGCCCCGGCATACCGGAGAGCTTCTGAATCCCCGCGCCCTTCGGCTTGATCCACACCGGGTTGGCGGTGCGGTTCAGGCAGAGCAGCGTCTGGCTGTCCAGCTGGTTCAGCTGATCCTGCTTCTGGATGATGACGTCGAGCGGGCCAGAGCCAAGAATCCTGCCGCCGACATGCTCGAACTGCCCCTGCGTAAACGGGAACAGCGGATTGCCGTCGTGATCCTTGTAGGGCAGCGGACCCGGGATCGCTTCCTGATCCTCCAGGTGCGCGACAAGAGGATTCTGCCCGTCGCCGTAGATCCTGAACACCAGTCCGTCCGGATACTGGTCCGTGGGCTTCAGCCACGTCTCGTATTCCATCAGGCCTTCATCGTTCTGGCCTCCACGCCCCGAGCCCTCTGACCAGTAGATCGGCGTGATGCCGAGGTCGTTGGTCTGGGACAGCGCCGTGAACAGCGACATGCTGTGATCCTGCGGAGCCTTCTGGAACGTGAGCGTCGGCAGGATCTCTGCGAACGCCGGGTTCGACTGGAAGTACCGCTTCGTGCGCCACCGGCACCGCGTGACGTGCGGCAGTTCATCGAAATACGTGTAGGCTCGAGAAAATGCGATCTCCAGGGGCGAGAGCGCAATCGTCATCGGCTTGCCCTTCGGCTTCCGAGTCGGCGGCTCCTGCGACGGGAGGAAATTCTGCGGGCCAGTCGCCTGACAGTTCGGGCAGACGGGCTGAGCGCCCGTGAGCTTGTCCTCGTCGGTCACGACGTGGCAGCTGGCGCATTCCAGCTTGTTGACCGTCGTGAAGCCGTACTTGACGTCGTAGTCGACAAAGGTGTGCAGGAAGGCGTTGCCGCAGACCAGCATCCAGTAGTCGAACTCGGCCATGACTCGGTTCATGTCGTGCGCTTCGTGCAGGATCGGCCCGTACTCGTCCGCAGCCGCTGCCGCCTCGACGTTCTCCGGATCGCTGCCGTTCGGACGCACGTTGACCGACAGGGTCACGCTGGTGAACATCGCACGGATGGTCTGGACGGCCTCCTTGCACTTGTTCGTGACGGGGCGGGGAATCCACGCCGCCATCCGCTTGTCGCGCCAGCCGCCGAACTTGGACTGGTACTCAATCCACTGGCGACCGAGGACATACCAGATGTTCCGCTGCCACTGACGCTCGAACACCCACCGGCTATCGAAACTCTCATGCCGGATCACGTCCCAGAGGTCGAGAAGCTCCTGGTCGGAGTAGTCGCCCTTCGGAATGATGTCGGACGGGTTCGATGTCGCCTTGGGCGTCACCCTCGCGTCGTTCGCCTGCTGTACCTTCAACGGTCCTGCAAAATCAGCCATGGTCTACGCCTTCTTTGTGTACACAACTCGTCCGTCTTCACCCCAGCCGATGCCTTCCGCCGCCGCCTGCTCGTCTCCGATGTCCTCGAAGCTGGGCATGGCGTTCAGCAGATCATCCGCTGTGATCGTGCTCGCCGGGCTGGGCATCTGCTTCACCACAGGTACCGGCAACGAGATACCGAGAAACTTCTCCGTCAGCACTGCCCGTTCGTGCTCCACCTGCTGCAGCCGCATCAGGAGAAACTCGCACGTCGCCTTCTGAGCGCCGACTGTCTCCTTCAACGCCGCCAACTGCCCCGTCGCGTGACTCCGTTCGTGGAGTAACTGCATGAATGTCGTCTGTCGCAGCCACATGTCTCATCTCCCTCTTCGGTGCCTTCCCACAATCACAGGGCATGTCCTTCTGCTGGATCGGGGACGGCAGAACCGCCTTCCAGCCAGGACACTTGCCCCACCAGCAATAGAGCACTACTGCCATAACCCATCATCCTCGCTCGTCATCCCCTGAAACGTCCCCAGCGGGTAGAGTTCGTCCTCTTCCTCCAGATCGCCGCCCTTTTCCTCTGCCTTGTGGTATTCCCGCATGCGGAGGATGTCGGCCTTGGATCTTTCATCCAACCCGTCCCACCGTCGAGCCTCGCGCTCGCTCATGAGGGCTTCCTTCGGCTCTGGAAGCTCCGGCCACGCCATCATGCCGTAGCGGACGCAGTCGGGAAGCTCGTCCTTGAACTTGAACACATCTTCGGTCAGCTTCTTCTCGCCCGAGGGCTTCTCATTCTCCGCGTAGCGATAGGAACGCATCTGCTCGATGGTCATCGGGCAGGTGTAGGCGAAGTAGAGCTTCTGCGAGTAGAGCCACGACTGCACTCGCTGGATGCCGACCTGATGCTTGGCCTCAGCGGCGATGACACCCACATCCTTGAGCGCAAATTCGAGCCGCAGGTTCTTTTCGTTCTTGTTCGCTGCCCACTTGATGTCCTTGTACATCGCGTCGAGCCCGAACGCCTGCAGGATCGCGGGCAAGTGCTGCGAGAGCGCCTTTTCGCGCCTCAGATACTCCTTGACGCAGACCAGACCCTTCTCCGTGGCGACAATCATGACCGCGCCGAACGGATGGTCGGCTCCGGAGTCGAGTCCGACGATGATCTGACGCGACGGGTTGATCGCAGGCCACTCTGGGATGAACTTCTTGACCTCATCGAACGTCAGCAGGCTCTGCTTCTCGATCAGCGAGTAGTCATAGACGAGCCCCTGGGCGTTTCGACGCTCAGCCTTGTATTCCTGCGCGTAAAAGTCGGGGTCCATCGACTTTCGCGCTCGCTCGATGCGCTCCATCGCCTGCGGGGAGCTTGCGAAGACCGGATTCTCCTCTGTCCACCACTTGGTGGCCCAGTAGCCGCGCTCGCGGTAGACGAGAGCACGCTTTTCGATCTCATCGTAGGTCCAATCGTAGCCCAGCGGCGTCGTGGTGCAGATGACGATGCCCCCGGCCTTCAGCAACGTCGGCTCGAACACGTTGTAGGCCCGCTGCGGGCTCTGCGCGGCTTCATCGAACCATCCGCCCTTGATGCCGTGCGGTCCTCGCGCTCGATCTGGGTCTTCCAGCGACCGGAAGGCCACCTTCGACTTGTTGATCAGCGTGATTTCGTTGTGGTCGGCGTCCCAATGCTGAATCCAGTCGGGATTCAGGAGCCTGACGAGCGTCGGGAACGTGCTATCCCAGAGAATCTTGTACGTCGGCCCCATCGCCCACCAGTGGGAGCCGGGAATCATCAATTCCTCGCGCACAGCATGCGCTCCCGCAAGCGTCTTGCCGCCGCCTCGACCAGCCAAGAGGTTGAAATGGTCGAAAGCGCGTGGTGCCGTGGCGTGGCTGTGATGCACCATGCCGCACTTCGGGCAGGTGAAGACGCCAAACTGGTCGTGCGGGCCGATCCCCTTACAGCTGAGGCAGACTCGCGTCCGCAATGCGGCGAAGAAGCCCTTCGTCGGATCGGGATCGTGCAGATACGGGTTGTAGAGGTAGGACTTGTCGAGGTCTTCCCCGCACCCTGGAGGCAGACGGATCTGCCCATGCTTGACGGTATAGGCCATTACCGCTTCTTGGCGATGGCGTTCTTGATCCCGTCGATGGACGGGTGCTTCTTCTTGCCGTGCTTGCCGCCCGGCTTCTGCCCGTTCTTGTTCGCCGTCGCGTAGAAGACCTTCTCGCCTTCCTTCGCGCCGTACTCGCCCTTCATGTTCGCCATCGTTTCCTCGCCATGCCCACCGAAGTACTTGTTGATCGGCATTACCAGCCTCGTTCTATCTGCGCGTTAGTAAAGATGCTCATTCCGCTGAAGGAGAGACGACCCGTCGCTGGATCACCGACGCAGCGGAGCACGATGGCTCCCACACGCGATCCACTGTTCCTAACATCCAGCGCAGCCCGAAGCTCGCTGCCAACAGCATCGCAAGCCCAGCCGCCTGGAGCCCGCTTGCGGTCGGGGTTCGTCTCATACAAGTCGTCCCAGAGATGCGTGTCCAGATGCTTCGCCCGGGCAGGCTTCTCGAACGACAGTCGGACTTCTTCGGGATCATCCTCGAACG